GTCGTTTGACTTTGGCTCTCGATGAGGCATGGGCCATCGCCCGCAAGTATCGCGGCGGCATGGCCGAGGAGGAAACGCTTTGAGCAAGACTCTCGTAAGGGAAATGCTGGTCGGTCGGGTGGACTTTGGGGAGTCCTCACAAGCCCGGTCGGCCAGCTACTCTGCGGTGGAAGAGGCTATGGCGCGAAGCATCGTTCGGCTTGAGTGCGAGGCCGACGAACTGCGGGCCGAGGTGGCGATGCTGCGCGAGGAGCGAAACATTTTGGCGAGAGCCAAGGCGGCGGTCACTGAGGGCGCGGAGCCTTCTTGCAACGATGCATCACAGGCATTCCGCGAGCGACCTGAGCCGTCGCCACATTTGAGCGACACACCGGATGCCTACGAAAGAATGGAAGCCCTACTTTGCGAAACACAGGGATTGCGCGACGAGCTGGCAGAGTTAAAGCGCGAGCGCGACGAGGCACGCAAGGCTTTCGCTATCGCCACCGCCAACTGCGTCGATGTCCAGCAGCGGCTCCGGGTGCTCGAGCGCGAGCGCGACGAGACCCAAGCCGACCGCGAGCATCTCATCACCATCTCCCGCTATCGCCTCGAAAAAATCCGCCAGCTCGAGCGCGAGATCGAAGCCCACCGCCCTCCGACCTCCTCCAATCTTAAAATCTCCAATCATGAACCCACCACTTGACCCAACCCGCCCCAGGGGCTGCCCCGCGACCTGGTGGATGTGCCTCAATCCGTATCCCGAAGGCGAAAAACCCCAGTTCCGCCACGAATGCGTTCTCGAAGCCCAAGCCGAAGCCGCCCGCCTCTGCGTCAAGACCGGCCGCAAGATCCACGTCTTGAAATGCATCGGCACCATGCACCCCCCCGTCGAACCCAAAGTCATCTGGGAAGACCGCGACTGGGTATGACCCTCTAAAATCTCAAATTTCAAATCTCCAATTCCCATGAATCCCGACCCCAACGCCATCCCCCTTTGGTCCCAGCCCGCCGAAGCCGGCCTGATCAGCAGCGTCCTTAACGGCGGCACCACCGCCCTCGACGCCGCCCTCGAGCTCGTGCACGACGACTGGTTTTTTGCTCCGGTCAACGCCACCGCCTGGCAAGTCCTCAAGACCCTCAGCGCCCGCCGCCAGCCCGTCGATTTGCTGACCTTCACCGAAACCTTCCGCCAGACCGGCGAGCTCGAGAAAATCGAAGGCGGCCCCGGCTTTATCGCCGCCGAATACACCCGCACCGAATGCAGCGCCGCCACCGTCAGCCATTGGGCCGACCAGCTCCGCGACTACTGGCGCCGGCGCGAGATACACCGGATCGGCGTCGACCTCATGATTGAAGCCCGCAACTTCCAGCGCACGAGCGACGAGATCCTCGATACGAGCGAGAAAAGCCTCCTCGACCTCCGCCTCGATACGAAACAAACCGGCCTCCAGCACTGCGCTACCGCGGTCAGCGAAGCCGCCGACCGGATCGAGCAAGCCTATAAGAAACGCGGCAAGCCCATCGGCATCGCCACCGGCTTTCACGACTTCGACCGCATGACCAGCGGATTAAAACCCTCGCAGCTCATCATCATCGCGGCTCGGCCGAGCATGGGCAAAAGCGCCTTCGCTACGAACATCGCCGAGCACGCCTGCCTGGCCGACAAAGTCCCCACCGCCCTCTTCAGTCTCGAGATGGGCGCCGCCGACTTGATGGAACGCGTCCTCTGCACCCAAGCCGGCGTCAAGCTCCAGCGCATCCGCGACGGCTTCATGTCCAAGACCGACCTGCAAAACCTCGGCGCCAAGCACGACGAGATCAGCCAGGCCCCGCTTTACCTCGACGAGACGCCCGCCCTGAGCATCGCCGCCTTCCGGGCCCGCGCCCGCCGCGCCGTGGCCAAATACGGCGTCAAGCTCCTCATCGTCGACTACCTCCAGCTGATGAAAGGCTCCACGAAGCGAGCCGCCCAGGATCGCCGCCTCGAGATCGACGAGATCAGCAGTGGCCTCAAGCAGACCGCCATGGAGCTCGCCGTCCCCGTCATCGCCCTGAGCCAGCTCAACCGTGATGCCGAAGAAAGCGCCGAGCCAAAACTCAGCCACCTCCGCGAGAGCGGCAGCATCGAGCAAGATGCCGATGTTGTCGCCTTGCTGCATCGTCGGGAGCGGATAACGCACAAGGAAGAAGACAAAGGCAAAGCCGTCCTGATCCTGGCCAAGCAGCGCAACGGCCCGGTCGGCCGGATCGAACTCCTCTTCGACGCCGAGATCACAAAATTCAAAAACAGCACGGAAGAACTTTACAGCAACAAAAGCGAAAAGCGCCAAGCCGCCACTAACAAAGCCAACTACAGACCCAACAACTTCAACGACACCGACGGAGCCTAAACCCCATGAATGAATTAACCGGACCCCAGATGGACGTGCTTGAAGCCGTCATCAAAGAACGACTGCGCCGACTACTTATGGCGCAAGATCAGTTGTGCAGCGAATTGTGGAACTGCGAAACAGATGAACTAAGGGAGCCTGATTACGCCGAAACAGTTTCGCGCATCCAAAACAGCGTATGTCAGCGACATGATATACCAATACTGGCGCTTCATCCGGAAGTTGCTGAAAGATGCTCATCCAAATTTGCCATCACGCGGGCCGAAAAACACATCCGTAAATGGGTGCGCGGTAAGATGAGCAAGGAGGAGATTGAAGTGGGCATTGTCGGTCCGGCAATGGAGCTGGAGGAATACGACTACGGTTGGGTCTTTCTTGATAAACCCATGGGATTTTACACGCGTGACCTCGTTTGCATTGAGGAGATCGACAAAGAAATAGGGGACATTGGTTCGAGGAATTCCCATTACACGCCCCCCGAAGACAAGCAACGCGGATTGGTTTACATGCTCGCCATGGTCAACCGCTCCATCTCGACCAAAAAGTTTTTCCAAATGATGGCCGGCGCCAGCGACGTAGCCAAAGCGGGGGCGTTGAGAGAAGCGCTTGTCTGATTTCCCATGCAAATAAAAACACACACAAAAACAGAATTAGTCACCGAATTTGTCTCGCTCATTGCGAACGGAATCGAATGTTGGACCAAGGCTGGCGAGATCGTCGTGCGCTTGGTGGATGATTGCGACATGGCCATCGAAGACATCGCCGGGCAATCCGACTACCTCACCGAAGACATCGTCGCCAAGTTTGAGCAGCTCGGCCGGAAGCAGCTCCTCCCCGATCTGCTCGTGCTCGACTATCCTGCCGTCCGGCACATCACCAAGCTGCCATATTCGGAGCAGAAGCGCATCGTCAATGGCAGCGTCGAAGTCTTGGTCAGCAGCAACAAGGGGCTCGATACCCTCCGTATCGCGCCAGACAACCTCACGCCGCAGCAATGCCGGCAAGTCTTCGACGGCAACACCGTCCGTTCCGTGCCAGGGCAGCGTGCCTACCTCGAGAGCCGCAAACAGGACGAGCGCGTCAAGCTCTCCGCGGTCGAGTCCATCAAACTGCCCTACCAAGTCAAAGGCAAACGTGTCGTCTTCACCAAACCCTGCGAGATGAGCGCCCGCGAGCTGGCGCAAATCCTCGCCCAAATCGAATGAACCACCGCGGGGCGGTCCGCCTGGGCCGCCCCGCACCCACCCCATGAGCCACCAAGAAACCATCGCCCGCATGAACGCCGAATTGAACACCACCGAAGCCTGGGAACGCCGCTGGCAAGTCGAACGCGAGCACAACGAGCGTCTCCTCAAACAAGCCAGTCTCGCCCGCGAAGGCATCCACCAGCTCCGCGCCCGCGCCATCGAACGCTACGGCGCCTATCAGCAGAGCGCCGGCCAGGCCCGCACGGCGAATGACGCCCGCCGGGCCGACCTCCACGAAAGAATGTGCAGCGTGCAGTCCGGCATGACCCGCGCCCTCGACGACGTCCTGCAACTCTTCGACCAAGTCAGCACCGAGCCATGAACATCACCATCATCATGCCCGTCTGGAACCGCGCCGCCACGCTCCGCCGCGCCATTGAATCGACCGCCGGCCAAGGCGCCGACCAATTCGTCATCATCGACGACCACAGCACCGACGGCAGCTACGAGATCGCCAGCGAATATCCCGGCGTCACCGTCCACCGCCACGCCGCGAAAAGCACCGACCACCTCCGCGCCCTTGAGCCCGTCATCGAAAGCCTCCAGACCGACTATGTCCTCGGCATCGGCGCCGACGACTACCTTTATCCTGGCTGCATCGCCGCCCTCCGCCGCGGCCACCTCCACGCCCAAGGGGAAAATCCCGGCGCCATCTTCGCCGACTTCGACCACGTCGACAGCCAGGCGCAACTCTTGCGCACCGTCCGCTACAGCCCGGTCATGGTGCACCTCCCGCCCGAGCAATACCGCGCCTACATCGCCCACAAAAGCGTTCGCCCCGAATGCGGCGTCGCCAGCCTGATCCGCCATGACCTCTTGGTCTGGCTGCAACGCGAAGGCTACGCCGCCTCCGGCTATTTGTCCGACGTCTGGGGCTACATGCTCGCCGCCCTTCGCGCCGGCGCCGTCTACGTCCCCGGGCCCTACGCCGCCTTCACCACCCGCGCCGCCGAGCCCAGCTTCAGCGCCCGCGGCACGGCCAACCCCGCCGAGCGCGAGCGCATCGCCCGCGAAGGCACCGCCTTCCTCAACCGCCCCGCCATCGCTCCCTACGCCCAAGGCATCAAATGGCCCGTCTAAGACCTCTATGAACTCCTTCACCGGACCCCTCCCGCGCCATCGATACATCTGGATCGACAGCGCCTTCATTTACAAAGAACCCCGCGGCTTCATCCCCGCCGTCTGGTTTGCCCTGGCCAGCTGGCCCGGCCGCGCCTGGGGATGCAGCGTCGTCCTCGAGTGCGGCGCCTGTTACCGCAACCTCCCGCCGCACGCCTTGGCCTTCTGTCCTGATCCCGCGTCCGTTTGGCCGATCACCGCCGCGCAACGCTGGGACTGCTACGGCTGGGAATGGAGCGCCAACGCCTACCCGTATCTCGACAGCCAACGCGTCATAGCCCGCACCTCCGAGTCCCTCGAGCAACCCGGCGACTACCTCTTCAGCGTCGCCCCCGCCAACGACGGCTTCAGCGCCGAGCCCAGCCAGAACAAAGAATTCACCTTCATCGCCCTGGACAACGGCCGCCTGACCATCCAGCCGACCGACTACGTCCTCTTCGCCGACAAATCCTTCACCACCCCCGAATGGCCCACCGGCCTCAAACGCCAGCGCGACACCTACAGCTGCGAATGAAAGACACACCAGAAACCGACGCCCACTCACCGGCCAGCTATGCCATTATTCGCCCCGATGGCGTCCGCACGGATTACGTCCCCGCCGACTTCGCCCGCAAGCTGGAGCGCGAGCGCGACAAGGCGCAGGCGACTGTGGCAATGCTCCACGGCCATGCGAGCATTTTGGCCGA